AGATATAGTGTAGGTTTTACCTAGTCTGTCTATGAACATATGTCCACCATCAAACTCACCTAAGTATCTATCATCATCTCTTGCATCTAATAAACTTAGTGGCCTACTATCAAGATCACTAACTGTAATTGGAGCTACTAGTTCTTCTTGAACTTTTGTTTTATCCTTGTTAAGATCGAAAGCACTTTCTGTTTGATCTTTGAGACTAGCTGCCCCACCTTTGAAATAACCATACGCTTTATCCCCCATTGACCTGATCTCTTAACTGTTTTATTTTACGTAGAGCAAATGCTTGACCTTGCAGTCTATACAAATCCTCTGCCCTAGTAGATTGTTCCATTACTCTGTGAACCTCTGAGATTCTTTTATCTACTTCTTCTAGAAAAGAATCCCATAGGACTTTATCGTTTACTAAAGGTTTTAAATTATTCATGCAGCACCTTGTCCAGTATTAGCTGAGAACCCAGGTTCACCTGGAGTAGGCACTGAGCCTGTCCCTATAGTACCGCCACCAGCTCCTGTAGGATCTCCTGCCTGTGCACCAGCTGGGCCAGCTTGAGGCTGTCCTGGAGCTTCTGGTTGAGGCTCAGGAGGATTAGCTTCTTGCCACTTCTTAAGCATCTCTGCTTGTACTGTAGCATCAGACATTGAATTAACTAACTTATCAGGATCAAGTTCCATAGACTTAGCTATCTCACGAATGATGTAATCCATCTTAGCAAATGGTGCTAGTACTGGGTTTTGTACAACTTGTAAGAATTGCATTAGGCGTTGGCTACGTACTTCATTAGCCATCAAACTTTCTGTACCACGAGCCTTTACATCAAGATCACCTTTGATATCTTCGTCATAGTCAAACTGCATGTTAAAGTTAAAGAATGCTTTAGCTAAAGGGCCAAGTAGGTAATCATCTACATTCTTAACCACATTACGGATACTTCCGTTAGCGGCTGACATCAACATTGAGATACCAGAAGCTGTACGGCCTACACCTGACACACCTGTTTGACCATGTGCGAAAGAAGGAAAGCCTGTTGATTCATCTGATAGTACACGAGCTTTGTCAAACATCTGCATGTTTTCATTAGAAACATTTGGAAACTTAGTTCCGAAGATTGCCTGTCCAGGTGCTCCGCCCTGTCGTCTAAAGACTTTTCCAGGGTATACAGATAAATCTTGACCTGGGGTCAAGTTAGTTTCATCAACCTCAATAATCATATTACCAGATAAAGCAGCATTGTCAACAGCCATTCTCATGAAACCATTCATAAGAGTTTGTGTATCATCCATATTCTCTGCAATACCTACACCAAATAGGCTGTATGGACTTACTTCATAAGGTACAGCATAGTATGGTATTAATGTTGGTGTAAATGGATTCATCACTAAACGTAATACTTGACCATTACAAACCCAAATATTAACTGATACTTGATCTAAGTCTTCAAGTTCTTTTGGAATATCTACATCATGTCCTTCTAGGACTTCTACATCTACATTACCCCAGAACTCTAATACCTCATAACGTTCTGCTTTAGCTTCGTTAGAGTCATCTTCCATAGCTTGTTCCCACCACTCTTTAGTGTAGGATTCACCCATGTTTACTGCTGTATCTATAGCATTCTTACGGAAGAAGGGTCTACGTTTAAGCGCACGTATTTGAGTACGAGACATCTTATGACGTTCTATTACATACTCAGCTTCATCCATATTAGCTGCATCTGGATCAGGATAGAAGTTCCATATGGATACAGATGAGGTTTGGGGTACTGTTTTAATTAGAGGTGTATATTCACCTTCTTCGTATTTAGGATATTCTTTATCTACAGCAAAGGGCCCTTTCATTACTCCTGTACCAAATAAGGCACATTCAAAGGCAGCAACTCTTAGTTGTTTGTTTGCATTAGACTCTTCTAATTGATCATGGATTTTCTTTTCCATTTTCTTTGCAGAAATCATAGCAGGGTGTATAGTAATTTCAGTAGCAGTTCTACCATTACCTTCTTCAAGTATATCAGCTACTGGAGTTAACTTACTTTTAGAACCTGATAAACGTTCTTGTAAATCTATTACAGTTTCGCCTGGACGCAACTGCATATCTTCTCCGCCAAACTCTGATTTAGCTTTTCGCATGTCATCGTTTGATTCAAAGAATACTGAGTCTGCTACACCTTCAGGTAATGTAGTGGGATCAACTGTAATTGGAAACTTACTATTACCAAACAGTACATCCACTATCTGACCATATGCAGCTAATACTTTAGTCTTAGTAACCTTTACGAATACACGAGACTTCTCTGTAGAAGTAAACTGTACATCTGGCCCATATAAACCACGATAGTTACGGTAGGCTTGTATCCAACGTTTTTCTTCAGTCTCACGAGCAGTGGAAGCTTTAGTATAATGATCTTGTACTAAACCAACTACAGTTCCTGAAAGTGGATCAGAATAATTATCTTCATCCATGTCTTCTATAGCATTAGCCTCTACTGAGTCCATTGCCATTTCATTTTCAAAGAATTCATCTTCTTCCATTGCTTTTCCTTAATAACCGAAAGTTGGGTCGCTTGCTTGAAAACCTGAGTTAGATGTAGGATCGTAATCAAATAAACTACTTCTAGGTCTTGTCATTATTCCGTATCTTAATGCATCGTATAGGTGATCTTCAGCGTGAGTATCTACATCTTCTGGATTCTTTTTATCTAAAGGTATAGAAGGTAACTGGGATATAGTGTTAGAGCATGTGTTAAAAAATACTAGTCTTGGTTCTTCTGTAAACTCATCAACCTGTAGTCTTCTGTGTAATTCGTTTTTACCTGCTACACGAGATCCTTTTGATCTATCAGCTGGTCTCCACCTACACCCACGCATTATCATTTGTTCTGCTAGAGATGGGCCAGTATCTCCACGTTTATGCCATAAAGAACTATCAAGTACACCATAACGTATTTTTTCAAACTGTTCAACATCTAATATCATATCTGCTAAATCAGTAGCAATAACTTTAGATACATACATCTCTCGATAAACAATTAGTTGTTCATCAGGTGCTACTGCTATCCAAACAACTCCAGTGTACGAACCATAACCATAGTCACATGCACGGAACTTAGGCCAATTATCTGGAATCTCAAAAGGTTCAACTACATGTATATGCCTGTTGAACTCTGGGAACGCAGCACCTTCATTAATGTCCCAATCACCTTCAAGAAGTTGTCTACGCTGATGCTCAGGTAACGACAATAGATTGGCTTCATACATACCATCATCAGCTAAGTAGGGATTATCAAACAAAGTTGCAGGTATAAACCTACGTTTGAATAAGGGTTCACCTTCTTTACTGTGACCTTTAGGCCATTCAATTACATTACCTGTTTCAGGATCTGTAGCCCAGAAAGCCTTATTAGGTACTTCAGGATCAATAAAAGTCTTCTTCACCCATTGATGACCTGGGCCACCTGGGTTGGATGTTGCTCTCATGTGGAGAGGTAGACCCGATTGTTTAGTTGTACGTAACCTTGAACGCATATAGTTCCAAGGATATGGGGTAGGCCACTGTGTCATCTCGTCAAAGCCAATCCAATTAAAGGCCTGACCTTGGTATCTCATTACATCATCATCTCTATCTAGATATGACATCCATAATGTCGCACCTGATGGTGCAATCCAAGTCTTATCTCGTTCCATAAACTTAATCCCAGGTATTGCCTTGGGATATAGCTGCTTTGAAACAGATATAAGCTCCCTTAACTCCTCTGTACTTCTACGTACTAGCAACATAGTTGCATGAGGGTTGTTTAAGAAGCGCACAGGGTCTGCAATCATAGCATATGACTTGCCACCGCCAGCAGAACCACCATAAAGTACCTCTTGTTCAGTAGATGCTAGGAAATCTGTCTGAGGGCCTTCATTAGGCTCAAAGATTATCTCCCTTATAGCCTTATCTACCTGAATTGGTGCTGGCTTTACCTGTGCTGGTGCTAGTTCCTTTGAGGACTCTTGCACCGATACGTTGTCTTTCAAGCTTTTCCGCTTTTTCTGCGGCTTTTTTGTACTTTTCTGCATAGAAGCGCTGGATTGAAGCTTCTTTCTTACGTTTTTGTTCAAGTTTAACCCTCTGCATTAGACCCACATGAGAGATATAACGTTCTGAAGTAGTACTTAGCCAATTAGAAACCTCACGTAGGCTGTATTGCTTAAGGTACTTCTTAGCTTGCTCGAATAATTCTAACTCTTCTGGGATTGGTAACAGTATATCAGAGTCAGTGGGGTCTTGTCTATAGCCAAATGGTATAACCCTACCTACTCTTACCACTGGAAGCCAATCATATTCGCCTTCAGTCTCTTCTGGCTTAGGTAACTGCCAAGTTTTATTAGTCTTCATCTGATTTAGGAGGTAGGATAAACAAAGGACTCTCTGCTTTAACCTCAACCTTTTCTGTTTTAACAAAGCCAGCTCTATCCAGAAGATCTTTAGCAGCTGCCATCTTCTCTTTATTGCCTAAGTCTGTTGGATTTTCTAATACGTCTAACATAGAGTATGCAGCTTGAGGGCCACGAGTAGCTATAAACTTCTGCGTAAGACCTGCAATCTCTTCTTGTAGAGTATTCATGATAGTAGTAGAAGCAGTTCCAGGGGCATACCCTGCAAGCTCTATAGCTCGCATAGGGTTTCCCCGTGCTTCTTCAAATAGCACATCTAGAAATGCTTGCTGTTTTTCTGTAAGGTTACGAGCCATTCATTCTCCGTTTGATATCGTATCTTGCAATACCTATATCTTTTAGTTCTCTATCAGTTAAGTGTGTAAGTAACCACAAG